GGCGACTTGGTTGGTACAGCAACAACTGCATCATCACTTACTGATACAGCAGAAGTTGATATTGCTGATATGACTGTTGGTGTTACCACAGTCAGTTCATTCATTGGTCTTGGAACAGACTACTTGACTGGAAGAATGGCGATTGGTGGAAACACTAATGCTGGTTCTAATGATCTCTTTATTAACAGAGCATTTGATAGAAGTAATACTGGAATCACAACCACACAAGTTGGTAACGCTAGAGTTCAACTGTGGAGTGATCTTGGTGAATCAACAGTTACTATTGGAACTTCAGAGGCAACTCTTGGTGCTAATGGTCAAATAAGATATGGAAACAGAAATACTGGAGATGCATACAGCACTCCAGATTCTTTAGATTTCATCAATTATGGTGATGGAAGTATCAACACATATCTTCAAGCAGGAACAGTTGGTGTAAATACTGGATCATTCCACTGGCATAATAAGAGTGATGTAGTATTAACTCTCACATATGAAGGCAGATTGGGTATTGGTGTAACTCTTCCAGAAGCACCATTACACGTTCTTGGAGATACTAAAGTTACTGGTGATGGTACATTTAACGGTAATTTGACGGTTGATGGATCACTAACACCTGGATCTATTATACTTCCAGATGAAATCACTGCAAATGTAATTGGTAATGTTACTGGTAATGTTGACTCGCAATCTGGAATATCAACATTTACAACTGTTACATCTTCATTTATTGGTATTGGAACAGATTCTTCTTTCCCTTCAGCAGTTGTTCCTGAGAAATTTTCAGTTAATTCACCAGGCAGTGGTAGAGTTTTTATTGACCAATCAGGTAACATTGGTATAAAAACAACTGTAATTGATATTCAAGGTATTACTGCACCTCAAGTTGATTGTGTAATTTCTGGTGTTGGAATTGGAACAACCAGACCAAAATGTGCGATTGACTTCTCATCTGCAACTAATAATGAAATCTTGGGAGAAAATAGAGATACTATCGCTTATGTTCTCTTCCCCAAACTTACCACAACTCAAAGAAACAATTTAACTAATATTGATAATGCAGGTGTTGAAGATGGTGCTATCATTTACAACACAGATAATACTAGACTAGAGTTAAAACTACCGAATGGGTGGTGTGGAATTGCAACTATAGCGTAAACTACTATGGCAATTAAAAACGCAGGATCAACCTTAAATTTTTCAGAAATAGAAAATGAGTTTGGAAGAAACGGCAGGCGTAGTCTTGGCGAGTATCGTGTTAGCGATAATTATGCTAACAATAGAGGAGGGGCTAGTTCTGTAGTAGGAAATATGCCTTTAGATGCAGGTATTCCACAATCAGGTACGATTAGATTTAGTGATTTTTATAACAAACGTCTGAATATGGTTGTTGACTACTATTCTGGTGGTAGCACTAGATATAGAGTTGATGGTAGAAGAAAATATAATAATAGACCTGGCGATGTTAGATGTGTAGGTGGATTTAGAAGTAGACCTTCAAGTTCTTCTGGAACTAAGGTTTTCTTGCATGTGAATGTGTCCATTGGTTCTGAAAGATCTGAAGATAGAACAAGATGTGCAATGAGAACTGGTCAGTGGGATAGTAATACTGATCTATTTGTAGATGTTGGTGATTCTGGAGAAATTATTGGAGCAGGTGGTGATGGTGGAAAGGGACGTGTTTGTGATGGTGGATATAGAGGTAAAAATGGAAATAGTGGTTTAGGTATTCAATATACTGGTGGAACCACTACAGTAAGAGTATTTTCTGGAGGAAGAATCCAAGCAGGATATGCTGGTGGTGGCGGCGGTGGCGGCGGTCATGAAGACCCAGATAAGAATACAAGAGACCACGCATCCTCTGGTGGTGGAGGCGGAGGCGGAGCAGGTTTGCCTTCAGGAAGAGGTGGACCAAAAGGTGATGGTGCTTTTGGTAAAGGAGATAATGGAAATGCGGGTAGTAATGGATCAAAAACCGGTGGAGGTAATGGTGGACAAGGTGGTGATGGTGGAGGATCTGAAGGAGGTAATGGTGGAAGAGGTGGATCACCTGGGCAGGGTGCAACTGGTGGTGGAGATGGTGCTGGTAATGTTTGTAACTCTGATGGAACTGGTGCTGGAAATAATGGTGCCGCAATTCGTAGGGTAGGTGGTGCTAATTTCAACCTTTCTAATAATGGAACCGTACATGGAAACACAGGAGCAACTGGGGTTTCATAGATAAATAATTTTTTATTCTTTAGTAATGAAAAACTGTATTGAAGTGTATGAGGACGCATTTAGCGTCGAAGATTGTGATATGTTTATTGATATGATAAACAGTTTGGAGAAGAATAACTTATTATTTGGTGAGAAAGGGCATGATAACCATCAAGTAGATCATAAAGGAATAAATCTTCATCATTACTATGATCTTCCTGCATGGTCTTGTATTGGTGAAGTATTTTTTGAAAAGTTAAAACCTTTTATCGACGACTACATTAGTCTGTACTCAATTTTACAAAATACATCTCTTTTGTATTATGATGTAAAGGCAAAGAAGATTCCACAAGGTGGAGGATTTCATAGTTGGCATTATGAGTCGTCGGATTTAATCTCATCCTCTAGAGCAGTTGTTGTTCAACTATATTTGAATGATGATTTTGAAGCTGGAGAGACAGAATTTTTGTACATGAATATAAGAATCCCACCAAAGAAGGGAAGATTAGTAATATTTCCAACATCATATCCATATACACATAGAGGGAATCCGCCTATTGGTGGAGAAAAGTATATTTTGACAACTTGGGGAACACATCAATCGTCATGAATTATGAAGTATTTGATGCCTTTCCAGTATCCTTCTATGTTGGAGATATGAAAGAGCATGATACACACAAAAAATCTTTTTATGAATTATATCCAAAATATGATTACAAAGATGATGATAGAAATAATACAGTAAGTGAAAATGTGGGCAATCCACTCATACATCTAGAAGATAGTCTTCAACCATTATTCAGAGATGTGATTAAGCATATCAAGTGTTATGTTTATGATGTCTTAGAATATAAAGATATATTCAATTTTACAATTACTAAAACGTGGTTATCAAGAGCGAGACAATCTAAAGATGAAATTAAGTGGCATATACATTCTACGAGTCATATTTCTTTTGCATATTACTTAAATTGTCCACCAAATTCGCACCACATAGCGTTCAAAAATCCACATATGAAAAATAGTTTGTTCCTAGGGAGCACTGCTGTTTCTGATTTTGAAGATAGAGTTATGTTAAAAGAATTCAATCAATATAATTCAGAATCTTTTTTTCTTGGACCACCAGAAGGAACATTGATCATATTTCCAAGTTCGATTACTCATCGAACGGAAGCAAGAATCGAAAATTTTAGTGGAGAAAGATTAGCAATCGTGGGTGATGTAACACTAACCCTCAAAGAAGAAAACTTACATTATTCAATGGGGTATATTGACCCTAAATATTGGAAGACATTTACTTGACATGAAAATTATTTTCAAAATTATTGAGTATCTGCCAGAAACAGAGCAAGTTTTAGTAAGTTTTTGTCGTCAAAATGCACCAAAATCAATCGATGATTACTGCCCAGTTGTAATTGATTGCAAGTATATTGATAATACGGATAGAGTAAATCTAATAGAATCATTATTCCAACTAGGATTATCAATTATTAACGAACAAGAAAGTGAAGAAATAACTCTAGAATCTAATATTGCTGGTGAAATGTTCTTCGGAAAATCATATGATGATTTTGTGGGTAAAGTTGTTGCAATAGATACTAGAGAATTACGATCTATAAAATCAAAACGTATGAGGAGAATTGATATAGAATGACTACTTTCAACAGAACATATAGATCTCCAAAGTTTTTTCTCTGTGTTCATCATACAGAAGAAGCTCATGTTGGATTTGAACCAGCAGAAGAAAGATTTTCACACTTTTCGTTTATCTGTAGAGGTGGTGGAAGATTTCATGCTTTAGTTGATGGTGAGTTTGTCTCTCATACAAGCATAGGCGTAAAAGAATTATTTCCTGTCGGAAAATACATCAACTGCAATGTTGTTGGAGAATCGAAGGAAAATTCTAGAGCAATTTCTTTTAATTCGTGGAATAAAAATGATAAATGGGAAGGAAGACTCATTGAAACAGGCACTGTAAGTTCCACTCAAAAGTATGCAGCGATTGTTTGCCTTGAGGGTTCTTGCACTGTTAATGGTAAAGAAATACAAGAACTAGAATATGCGGATCTAAAACAAGATAAAGAATATTCTATCAATGTTTCTAAGGATTCTTATGTTGGATTATTTGAATTATGCTAATTTCAGAAAAACTTGTAGAAAATAAAGATAAGATACAATATTTTCTCAACAATCTTAATTGTGATTCTGAGAAATGGTTTGTCTTCAACACATCAGACGGAAAGAACCCTACACTGAGGAAGTTTTCACACCGAATGAGTTATCGTATTATGGAAAACAATACGGAAATGTTCAAGTGTAGGTTCATGTATCTCAAAGTGAAAAAAGATATGGAAGTATCTTATGAGCAATATGTTGGGGTACCTGCAATCAAAGTTTCAGATATGGATATACCCCTCAATAAATATGACGAGATAGAGGATTCTTATCTACGAACTGATATTTTTGGTGACTTAAGTGAATTGTTTTCGGATGAGAGAATCTATACGGTTCACTACATAGAAGCACTAGGACCTGTTGACCCACATCAAGATCCTTGGAGATATGATAAAGAGTATAGAAACATTATATTTTATGATAACATCCCCGATGATGTTCAGTTAAAGATAAAAGGAGAAGAAATACCAGTTCGTTCTCCACAACTAACTAACTTTGGGAACGAGGTTCATACTTATCAATTTCAGACTAGAACTTTTCCACTCAAAATTTTACACATAGATTACGAAGACGATGGCATTTCTTAACACAGCAGATATTGGTGTTTGCACTTTATTAGAAAGTAACTATGCAACAATAAGAGATGAATATTCGTCTTTCAAAACAGAATATCTTTATAATGAAAGTAGAGAAAATTTTGATGTTGATGATACTCCTATCTGGGAGGTATGGAAAGAAGGGCACGACTCTGCTTTAGATAGTGCAAAAAGAAATGAAGTTTATAGTAATGAAAATTGGGATGATCACACAATCATTCCACTCAAAAAATCACCTAACTGGTATGGATTGTCGGTCGATGATCTGGAAATTTGGGAAGGTATTTTATTAGCATCAAGGGTTACAACACCATTCACATTAACACCAACACCAGTCTGTGATAGATGGTTTCCCCAAACTCTAAGTGTTTTGAAAGGTCATAAAAATGATGTTATAACTTCAGCAACTATTGCTGTTTTTCCAGCAAATAGAACTATGCCGAGGCATAATGGATACGCAACTATTACTAGAATTCATTTACCATTGTATGTTCCATCAGGTGATATTGGATTCTCTGTAGGAGAAGAGACAAGATCTTGGAAAACGGGAAAATGTCTAGCATTTAATGATATTGATGAGCACAGTGCTTGGAATAATACAAACAAGGATAGAGTTGCACTTATTGTAGATATAATGAGAAGATGAATGTACCTGAATTATATGATGATACCTCCCCAGAAATCTGGAAGAAGGTAATTGGTGAAGATCTTCACTATCACGTTGGTTGGGGTGAGGGTGATATTCTTCACAATGCAGTAGAGTATCTTTATCAGTTTATAGATAAAGGTTCTAAAGTATTGGATTGTGGATGTGGATGGGGTGGTCCAGCAAAAGCAATAAAGAGAGATCTTCATTGTGATGTAACTGCAATTACAAACTCTCCAGTTCAATATGATTATATGGTGGATAATACTCCCGTTACTACAGTTCTATGTGATCTACAGAATTATCACCCATCCGATCAATATGACTGTTGTGTGTTTATAGAATCGTTCTGCCACCTAAAAAATCCAGAAGAAGTAATTAGCAATATCAAAAATCATTGCAATAAAATTATACTTAGAGAGTATATACTCAAGGAACAAAACTATCCAAGAAAATATTTGGATAACTGGTTAATGACGATTTATTATAGGGAGGAGATTATATCTTTATTTGAAAAACATGGATATAAAGTTACACATCAAAAAGACCATTATCAAGATGCGTTAGAACCAACTCTCAACTATTGGTTATCAAACTTATCCACACTTTCTAAGGAAGAAAAAACTCCACATATATTACTTCTAGAAAAGAGTGCTAGATACTTGAGAAGTAATCTAAAAGACATACTTAGATCTATTGAATTATCGACACTGGTATTTGAAAGATGAAGTTAAATTATTTAAAAGTTGCACAAAATAAACAAACTATCCTTGACGAAGTTGACGAGGGTAAATTTAAGATTGACTTATCAGATTATATTATCCACTTAAAATCATTCATTGATAAAGATACTTGTAAGAATATTGTAGAAGAACTTAGAGATCTAAAGGGAGCAGACAAATCCTCACAATATAGTGACGGATTGGGAAATGATGAAGCAGATTCATTCTTTGATCCTCAACTAGAATCATTAGAAAAAGTAAAAGAATCTATATTCAAAGATGCTATTCAAGAATATGCAAACAAGGTAAGAGCATTTAATTGGGCATATCACGAACACAAAAGATTTAGATACTCTGAGATGATAGTTAGAAGGTATCATCCTAACTCTGAACTAAGTTATCATCATGATGACATTATTCTTGAAGTTTTTCCACAATGGTTTCCAAGAAGACAGAACATTCTAACAGCAAACATTTACTTCAACGACACAAGTGAATATGAAGGTGGAGACTTACATTTTCCATGTGTAGATAAGTCTTTCAAACCAAGTGTTGGTGATGTAGTTCTTTTCCCATCAAATTGGATGTTTTATCATAAAGTTACAAAAATAACATCAGGTCATAGATATGCAGGAACTCTATGGTTCTTTTATGGTTCCGATAGAGATATAAAAAAGCGTAGTGATCACGACAAGTATTTTGCAAAATGATTAGATACAAAATGTTTGAAAAGGAGATTACTTCTGGTAATCATGTTTCCTATCATTTCTGTGTAGATAAATTTGGTGGAAATTTTAATCCAAAATCAAAGCATTATAAAATTGATGAGGGTTTATCTAAATTTGATTTAGATTTTACACCATATGAATGTAACATCACCACTTCAAATACTACATCTGAAGGTGACTATTTTCACATATCATATCTCATGAAAGATAGATCTGTAACTTATTTGCAGCAAGATATACTAAAAACATTTGATATAAACATAGATTTTCCAGCACTTTATTTTACTAGATCATATCCTATAACTGATGGATTCAAATGTGGATTTGATCTAAAAGTATTCAAATCCTTTAATTCACGTTTTTATAATGAATCTATTGAGATTTTGAAAAAATTTCATTCAAAATTTAATGCTGTAATTTTTGCTGGAGACTTCACTCAAGATGGAAAATTTATTGATGAATCAATAAATATAGAGATTATACCTTTTCAGCAGAAAGAAACATATTTTTCAATCAAAAATGTTTTATTAGAAAACTTTGATGTTGAAAAAATACATGGATATGACCGATTGTTTGAAGATTATACAATCGAAAAGTTTTGCTGGCATACAAAGATAAAACTATTCAAGGATAAAGAACCTATAGTTAAATTTTATAGAACTTATCCAGACAATCCATTCATAAACTATGGTAATTACAAATGATTTCTTCACAGGATCTCCACACACTCTATAAGTGGGCGAAAGAAACTAAGTTTCCTACCAACAAGAAAGCACCAGTCACTGAAGGTTATTGTGACATATTTGTACCACATTACTGGTTGAAGAGTACCGCCAAATCAATCCTAATTAGAAAAAAGTTGATGACGAAAGAAGTCAATCAGATATATCAAAATGAAGATATATTATACTCTGGGTACTCCCTATTTGAACCTGGAACAGTGATAAAACCCCATAAAGATCCAGACATATACAGAGAACCTTATAAACGTATTCAGATACCTTTAAGTATTCCTGAAAAAGATAAGTGTTACATGAACTGGGGTGGTAATAGAATACACTGGGAAGAAGGTATTTGTCAAGTATATGAAGTCATGCACAATATCCATGATGGTGCAAACTTATCCAATAAACCAATGGAATTTTTATTTGTGGACGTAAAGCTTGACACAATCGTAAAATACAACTAGACTCTGTTTGTTGCTTTTGAAGGGATGGCTTTAGCTTACAATATATTCCCAGTTACAATATACAAAACGAGAATAGAAGATAATAATTTTCTAAAAGAAAAGATTGTTTCTGGTGTAGAAGCAGCACTTCCAGAACTAGATTCTCCTGAAGATTGGGCAACAGATAATCTTAAGACTTCTTTTGAAGGTGAACCAAAAGGTAAAGAAGTTCTTGTTGGTAAGAATAATGTCTTACTAAAAAAATATTATAGTGATGCAATCTCTGAGATTTTCGATAGAGAAATCACTTGGGAAATTGCTGATGATATTTGGTATAACTATTATGAGAAAGGTTCGTATCAAGAACTACACGAACACATATCAGATCCTTTTCAAAAGATTCACTTTTCTTGTATTCACTATCTGTCTTATGATAGAGAAGTACATACACCAGCAGAATTTCAAGATCCTATATCAGCAATAAGAGCACATAGTTTGACTCTTGATAAAGACTTTGTAGGTGATTTTTATATCCCACAAGTAGAAGAAGGAGACTTAATTATGTTCCCAGCATATCTACAGCATAGAGTTCTTCCACAAAAAGTATCTAATGTTCCAAGGATTACGCTATCGTTTAACTTTAGATTGTTGAGATATGGTTGAAGTAATTGATAATTTTTTAACCGAAGATGACTGTTATTCTGTGGTAGATTACTGCAAGATGGCATCATACTCTTACGGTGAAGTTGATTATCCTGGTGCTATACCTACTGGGATGATTCATGAGATTGATGAGACAACTGAGATTTACAAATTGTTTCAGTCTAAGACTGAGAATCTTGTAACTGAGTATTCTCTTGATAGAATGTATGTGAATTGTTTCGCTCCTGGTGAAAATCCATACTTCCATATTGATGGTTCTCACGGGGTTACATTCTTATTCTATGCTAATGAAGAATGGAATGTAGAAATGCACGGAGAAACACAATTCTTGATTGATAATGAGATTACAGGAGTTCTTCCATATCCAAATAGAATGATTAAGTTTGATGCTAATATAATGCACCGCGCCACGTCGTTCAGGGATCGGCACCGATTCACCCTAGCGGTCAAGTACAGTTTGTAAACCGTCCACTAGGTTGTCTGGTGGGCGGTTCTCTGCTATAATTACTCCATACTGAACAGGACACCCACTTGACCATCACCCTTCGCCCAC